CGCCTAAGACGTTCATCTCGCCCAAGCGCGCCGATGCGCTGGAGTTCATCCGCCGGCTCGGCCTGCTAGGTCGCGAAGGCCACATAATCGACGCTTGGGTTCACGATGGCCCGCGCGGGCGCGCATTGGTCATCGCGCGGCGGGACGGGCTCGACATTGCGCGGTTCCCCATAACCGAAGGGCACGTCGACTCCGATCCGGTTCTGCAATTCATTCGGGGATGCAATCTATGAGCGTCGTATTCGTCGACCGTGACGAGTTGATCGCGGCGCTCGAAGCATTGGCTCCCGGCCCCGTTAAGGTAGTTTGTGAAGGGCCGTACATTTGGCTTGAAGATCGCGATAGGGCGATCTATCCTGCGCTAATCGCGAGGGTCGACGATGCTGAATGACGAAGTGCTGCGCTCGGCCGGCATCGAGCCGGCCGACTTGGAGATCGCCGAGTCGGTGATGAACCGCCTAGTCGGCGCGTTGGGGTTCACCGTCCCGCAAGCGGCCAGAGAAGTCATGCGCTCGCGCGCAGGACTCGACAGGCGCACGCGCCAGTGGCGCGTCCGGCTCCGGCTCTATGACACTGACTCCCTCGTGGCCGATAGCGATGAGGCTGCCGACGATGCGCCCGGCGAGACGGTACTGACTGGCCTGCCCGCTGCGATAGAGTGGGCGCGCGATCTCGTGAAATCGTTTCAGCCAATGGCCGACGCTGCCGGGCTCAGCGTCGAATTGGCGCGCCGCGTGCCTTCGTTGCGCGTGCTGCTGGCCCGCCAGAGCGGATGCGCCAAAGTGTCGCTGGCCTACGACTCCAACGGTGTGACTTACACGGCGCGGCTCGACGTGACGCGCGCTTGACGGCGCGCGGCCCCTGAGCTACCTGTCCCGCACGACGAGGCCGATTTATGCTGCTATTCTTGTTGGCGATTTTCGCCGTGATCGTCATTCGCAGGCTCATCAAGGCAGGACTCACTCCCGCTGTTCTGGTGTTCGGGCTCGGGCTCTACGCCTTCTGTTGCCTGACCGGACTGGCGATCCTCGGCCTTAAGCACCTAGCCGCACTGTGAGTTTGGCGGAAGACGCTTCCGCGCAACTGGCGCGTTGGGGCTTGACCGATGCCGACGCAGAGCGCGCCGGCCTGTTCACCGTCCCGTCCGTCAAGGCGCTCTATCCCGACATGCCGGACGCCCCGGCGATCGTCATCCCCTACTTTGGCCCCGACGGGGCACCGAAGACCTACAGGGATGCGTCAGGGCGGTGTTGCCCGTTCGCCCGCGTCCGATGGCTCGTCACGATGCAAACGGCCGCGCAGGCGTTCCTAAAGCCCAAGCCGCAGCGTTACGGCCAGCCGCCCAAGAGCGGCGTGGCCGCCTACTTCCCGCTGACCGTCGATTGGGGCTCAATCGTTGGCAATCCGGCGCGGCCTATCGTGGTTACAGAGGGCGAGGCCAAGGCGCTCTGCGCGGCCAAGCATGGCGTGCCCGCCGTGGCGCTCGGTGGCGTCCACAGCTTCATGGCGCGGTCGCAGGACGGCATCCTGCCGGAGCTTGAGGCCGTTTCTTGGCGCGACCGCGACGTCTACATCGTGTTCGACTCGGACGCGGTGAGCAATCCTCAAGTCATGGCGGCCGAGGGCCGGCTAGCCGATGAGTTGCAGCGCGGCCGAGGGGCCAAGGTGCGCATCGTCCGACTTCCGCCCGGCGAGGGGAAGGTCGGGCTAGACGACTACCTGACGGAGCACGGGTTCGACGCCTTCGCGCGCCTGTGCGGGGCCGCCAACGCAGTCAACGCGCTCGACGTGAAAGTGCTGCGCCTAAACGCTTCTTGCGCATGGATTGAAGGCGAGGGCGCGGTTTACGACATAGACCAGAAGCGCGTAATCCAGAAAACGAATTTCACATGCGGGTCGCACCATAGCAGCCACACGCACACAGTCGCCACGGCGCGGGCCGTGAAGGCGGTGAACGTGGCGCAGATTTGGCTTACGCACCCGCTCGCGCAGCGGTTCAGCGAAATCCTGTTCCGACCCGGCGAGCCGCGCACGGTGCCATGCGAGGGTGGCACGGCGCTCAATATCTGGGACGGGTTCCAAAACCCCGAGGAAGGCGACGTCGGCCCCTTCTTGGAGTTGTCTGAGCACCTGTTTCAGAACATGCCGGTCGACCAACAGGATTTGCCGCTCAAGCTCATCGCCTACAAGGCGCGCAATCCCGAATTAAAAATCCCGCTGTCTCTCGTCATGGTCGGCCCCGGCGGATCGGGCAAGAGCCTTTGGGGCGAGATTCTTGTCGAGGCTTTCGAAGCATATGGGCGTTCGGTCAGCGCGGAGCAGATGGTCGGCAAGTTCAATGGATGGACGGAGCGGTGCCTTCTTGCGGTGGTCGACGAAGCCGACGCCGTGACAATCCAGACGAACAAAGAGAAAATTCGCGCCATGATCTCGCAACTGCGAATCATGATGGAGGAGAAGTTCCGCCCGCAGCGCGAGATCAACTGCTACGCCACTTTCATTTTCAATTCGAACAAGCGCGCCGTCGGCTCCTACGGGTTCGACGACCGGCGCATGATCGTGGCCGATATCCCCGCCAAGCGCGAGCCTGAGTTCTACGCCCGCGTCAAGGCGTGGCGGAAAGCCGGCGGCGCAAGGCATCTCATGGGCTGGCTTCTGGCGTCCGACCTCGGCGACTGGACTCCGCCGTCGAGCGCGCCGTCGAGCGCGGAGAAGGTCATCGCCTATGCAGAGGGGCTCAGCCCTGTTGAAAAGCTAGCAGACGAGATGCGCCATTCCGACCAGAACGCGATTCTTCAATGGATCGCCGCAGCCGCCGCATGGGCCGCGCAGGCGGAGTTGTCGCCGAACGCCGACGTCGCTTCGCGCGCCCGCGTGTTCACTCAGCACCTTCCAAAATTCCATATACGCCCGTTCTACACGGCCGCCGAGATTTGCATGCTGTTCCCGCTCTTGCAGGCTCAGGCCGGCGGTAAAGTTCGCGGTGAGTTGTCTCCGGGCGAAGTGTCGCGCGCGCTGCGCGAGGCTGGTATACCATATTTGAAATCGGCCGACCGACCGGATGGATTTCTGGTAAGAGGACGCCTACAGCAGTTCCTCGTCATCTCCGACTTCGAGCGATGGTCGCAGCCTCTCACTCAGGCGGAGTTCGAGGAAGCCAACGCGAACTGGCCGACGTTCGCGGACGTAAGGAGTCGGGCATGAGCGAAGAAACGCCTTGGGGTTGGATTCCGACTTACACCGGAAGGAAATTCGAGTTTCTTCACCCGACCGCAGAGATGGTCGACATTCTCGACATTGGGCACGCTCTGTCAAACTTGTGCCGGTTCGCCGGGCACACGAGCAAGTTCTACAGCGTCGCCGAGCATTCGGTCTTGATGTCGAGATGCTTCGTGAACAGAGGCCATATGCATTTAGCGAAGTGGGCGCTCATGCATGACGCGAGCGAGGCCTATCTTGTGGACGTGCCGCGCCCGCTCAAAGCCCACTTGAAGAGTTACGCCAAGATTGAAAACCGCGTGGCGCGGGTGATCTTCGACAAATTCGGGCTAGAAGGTCCGCTACCGGAGGAAGTCAAAGGCGTCGACAAAAGAATCGTGTTCGACGAGAGGCGACAGCTTATGGGCGCGCCCTCGGCGGAGTGGGTAGGCGAAACCTGTACGTTAGGCATCGAGGTTCTCTGCTGGACCCCGGAGCAGGCCAAACACTACTTCATGGAGTTACACGTAAGGTTGTTCCGCGATGGATAGAGCCGAGGCGCTTGGCGTGCTCGGCCTCACAGGTCGGCCGCGTGTCGACAAAATTCAGACCGTGTTCCGCCTCGCGATGCGCGACGCGCATCCAGACACGTCTCTCAGCGGCAGCGCCGACAAGGTGCAGCGCCTCAAAGCGGCACGCGACTGTCTACTACACCACGACGCGTTCGGAGATTCTCCTTGCAAACTGTGCCGCGGCGTAGGATACGTGAACGGGATCAAATGTTCTTCTTGCGGAGGTCGTAAGTGAGCTATCTGGAAAAGGGCGGTCCGATGCCGGCGTCGCTAGGGCGCTGCGCCGACTTGCTTTACGATGTCAAGCAGCTTAGGCTCGAAATGCAGCGCCAGACGGACGAGATCAAAGCGCGCGAGACGGAGATCACAAATCACATTATCTCCAACGCCAACGCCGACAATCAAGCGTTCGGCGGCCAGCACCATATCGCCAAGATCGTCAAAGAGGAAGAACCCGTGATCGAAGACTGGGGCGTCTTCTGCTCGTGGGTTCGCAAGAACGATCGCTTCGACCTGATCCAGAAGCGCATCAATTCTAAGGCCGTGTCCGAAGTCAACGCCACTCAAGGTCGCTCGCTGCCGGGCCTTGGCACTTTCACCGCTGTCAAAATCAGCTTGACCAAGCTCTAGGAGATTCGCACATGGGAACGGAGTTAGTGTCTTTTCGCGAGCGGCTTGTCGCCGACGCCACGGCCGCCGCGGCGCGCGAGCAGCGCAGTTCGGCGATGTTGTCGTTGCAAGGCGGTGTGTTCGCCATTGGCGGCCAGACGCTCGGCTCGCGCATCATCGCCGTCGTCCTCGACAGCTACTTCGCGAACGAGTTCTACGACCCGTCGAAGCCCTACGATCCCGAAGACCCGCAGCCGCCTGTCTGCTACGCCTTCGCACGCGACGGCAAGCACGAGATGCGTCCGCACGAGTCGATGCAGGCGGACCTCACGTTCTTCAAGCCGCAGTCGCCGTGGGACATGAACGTCAACGCGCCGGGGCTGTGCTCGGGCTGCGTGCAGAACAAGTGGGGCTCGCAGCCGGGCCGTAAGGGCAAGGCGTGCAAGAACCGGGAAACTCTGACTTTGCTTCCCGCCGGCTTCTTTCAGCCGCCCAAGTCGCGCGGCGGAACGTCGGAGCCGACGCTGTTCGACGACCCGGCGCACTTCGCCAAAGCCGACGCCGTGGGCCTCAAGCTCCCCGTCACGTCGGGGGCCAACTGGGCTGCCTACGTCACTCAGCTTGCGGCGTCTCACCGCCTGCCGCCCTACGGCGTGTACACCGAAATTTATCTCGAAAACGACCCCAAGTCGCAGTACAAGGTCAAGTTCGACATGCTCGGCGAGCTTCCCGAATCGCTATTCGAGATCGTCATGCGCAAGGTCGATGGCGTCATCTCGACTCCGTTCAAGGGCTACGAACCCCCAGAGAAGGCTCCGTTTTGATCACGATCGACTTCGAGACGCATCCTATCGAGGACCGGCCGGGCTACCCGCCGTTCCCGGTAGGCGTGGCGATCAAGCGCGAGGGGAGCCCAGCGCGCTATTTGCATTGGGGCTCCAAGCGCCTCGGCGCGGCCGACCCCCTCGACCCTGAGGCGTTCGCCTACGCGAGAGAGATGCTTGAGGGCATTTGGGAACGCGGCGGGGAGCCTCTGCTGTTCCACAACGCCAAGTTCGACCTCGAAGTCGCAGAGGCTCATTTTGGCCTACGCGTGCCGGTCTGGCGTCGCGTCCACGACACGATGTTCCTCGCCTACCTTAACGATCCTCACGCGCGCTCTCTCGGTCTTAAGGACCTCGCCGCCGAGCATTTGGACTGGCCGCCAGAAGAACTCGATGCGCTCGGCGTTTGGGTCGAGACGTGCAAGAAGCGACTCAATGAGATCGACCCGTCGCAGCCGGCGACGCGCAAGAACGCAAGCGCGTGGATTTGGGCGATGCCCAGCGCGCTCGTCGAACCCTACGCGCTCGGCGACGTTGACCGCGCGGAAGCGCTCTACAACCGCCTTCGTCCGCGCATAGACAGAGACGGCATGACGGCGGCTTACAACCGCGAGCGCGAGTTGATGCCGATCCTGCTGCGTAACGAGCAGTACGGCATGCGTCTCGACCCGCGCATCGCCGAAGACATCGTCGTATACGATAAGGCCGGAGAGCGCGTAGAGGACGCCGTGCGCGGCTACCTCCGACGGCCGGACCTCAATCTCGACGCCGATCAAGACGTGGCGCAGGCGATCATCAGCGCCGGGCTCATCAAAGAGGCCGACTTCCCGCGCACCGACAAGGGCGCTCTAAGCATGTCGAAGGAGGAATTGCGCCCCGAACTTTTCTCCGACCCGTCGTTCGCCAGCGCGCTCGGATACCGCAATCGCCTCAAGACGTGCCTAAACACCTTCCTGATTCCTTGGAACGCGCAGGCGCGCGCCAACGGCGGCTACATCACGACGAATTGGAACCAAGTGCGGGGCCAGAACGGCGGGACACGCACTGGACGCCCTAGCACCAACAACCACAACTTCCTGAATCTGCCGAAGTCGTTCATCGGCAAGGACGACGGCTACATGCATCCCGCCTTCTTGGGCGTGCCCGAGTTGCCGCTGTGCCGGCGCTATATCCTGCCCGACGAAGGCCACGTCTTCCTGCACCGGGACTACAGCGGTCAAGAGCTTCGCGTGTTCGCTCAGGCCGAACAGGGCGCGCTCTACCGCGAGTATCAGCGCGACCCGCGCATCGATCCGCACGCTTGGGTCAAAGCCATGATGGAGCCTATCGCGAAGCGCGAGCTTGCGCGCACTCCCGTCAAGGTGCTAAACTTCCAATCCATCTACGGAGGCGGCGTCCCGGCGCTGCAAGCCAAGCTGCGCTGCACGACGGCCGAAGCGAAGGCTCTAAAGTCTGCGCACGACAAGGCGCTGCCGGGGCGCAAGATGGTCTTCGAAGAAATCACGCGCGTTATTCGCGCAGGCGGAGCGATCCGTACGCTCGGCGGCCGGCTGTTCAACGCGGAGAGGCCGGGGCTCGACGGCCGCGAAAAAATCTACAAGCTCATCAACTACTGGGTCCAAGGCTCCGCCGCGGAGTTGACGAAACAGGCGATCATCGACTGGCATAACGCGCCCGAGCGCGAGGCTCGGTTTATGGTCACGGTCTATGACGAGATCAACGTGAGCGCGCCCGACGACGTGGCGGAGACGCAAATGGCGGTGCTGCGCGAGGTTATGGAAGCTCCTCGGTTCGGCATGGCGGTGCCGATGTTGAGCGACGGCAAGCGCGGCCCGAATTGGGCCGACTTGGAGAAATGCGAATGATCGAGCTTCTATTGGCCCTGCTGCTCATATTTGTCGGCCTAGGCGCGATCATGCTAGCCACCTTTATGTTGCTGGCGATGCTTGAGTGTCTTTTAGAGGACTGGTGGTGACATGACACAGTTCACTGGCGGCGTCTCCTTCACCGCGTGGGAGACGTTCACGAACTGCCCCGCGCGGTTCAAGTACGAAAAGATCGACAAGCTGCCGACGCAAGACAAGGCGTTCTTCGCCAAGGGCCGCGCGGCGCACGAGCATCTTGAAAAGGTCGTCATGGGCGCGCCGCTCGACGCCAAGATAGTGCCAAAGGAGCAAGAGTTCGTTCTTGAGGTCGGTGCTGCGCCGTTCGCCAAGTTCGTCGAAGAAAAGTGGGGCTTCCGAAACGACTGGATCGTCACGGATTGGCGCAACGCCGCCCTGCGCGCGATCATCGACGTGCGCCTCGATTACGGCGACGGCTCGATGGAAGTCATCGATTGGAAGACCGGCAAGAAGCGCGGCGAGAGCGTCGCCCAAATGTCGCTGTTCGCCACGGCGGTCTTTCACCGCTACCCGTTCGTCGAGCAAGTGACGACGCGCCTCGTCTACGTCGAGAAGGGCGGACAGACAATCATGGACCACGCGAGGGCGGACCTTGCGAACATGACGAAGCAATGGGAGGAACGTTTTGCGTCGATCTTCAATGAAAGAGACTGGCTCCCGCGGCCAAACGAGTGGTGCCATTTCTGCGACTTCTCAAAAGCCAAAGGCGGCCCGTGTCGTTACGGAGGTTAACGTCCGCAACCCTGTCGTCAAATGGGCGAAGGCCAATGGCGTCCTGCACCAACGCATGTCGTTCCGCCCCGGCGTGCGAGCGGGGTTCCCCGACGACGTGTTCATGTTCCAGTTCGGCGAGATCGTGTTCGTGGAGTTCAAGAGGCCCGGCAAAGAGCCGACGCCGTTGCAGCACGAAAGATTGGAGAAGCTGCGTGCCTATGGGTTCGATGCAACTTGGTTCGACGACGCCGAGCGCGCGAAGGCGTATCTCGCAAGAGTGGCGGCCTCTGCCTTACATGGAACGGGCATCGTCGTTCCTCGCTACGCACTACGCAGCGGGGCTGCCGCTCAAGCCCGGCGGTCGAAAGACATCTATCACGCTATCCGCTTTCCAAATCCTGCGAGCGCAGGGCAAGGCGCGGACGATGCTGGTGGTCGCGCCGCTGCGCGTGGCTCGCGAGACGTGGCCGGCGGAGGTCGCGAAGTGGAGTGAGTTCGCCGGCCTAAGGGTCGCGCTGCTGCACGGTCCGAAAAAAGACGACATTCTTCGGTCAAGCTCGGCCGATGTCTACCTCATCAATTACGAGGGACTGCCTTGGCTTTGTAACAACTACTTCGGCCGACCGCTGCCGTTCGACGTGATCGTGTTCGACGAGTTGACGCGTCTCAAGAACGCGCAGAGCGGGCGTAGCAAGGCGCTGCGCCCGCACCTTAAGGGCGGACCGCGGTGGCGTTGGGGGCTTACAGGATCACTAGCCGGGGACGGCGATTATCTCGACGTGTTCGGCCAGCAGCTTGTTCTCGACGACGGCGCGGCTCTCGGCAAGTTCGTCACGTGGTATCGCAACGCTCACTTCACTCAGGGGTTCGACGGGTTCACCTATACGCTCAATCGCGGGCACGAGCAGCAGGTTCTCGCCAAGCTCGCTCCCTACTGGTTCCGCATGGAGGAAGCCGACTACGCCGAGCTTCCCGAGATCGTCGACCATCCAATCGAGATCGCGCTGTCGGCGGGCAAGCGGCTCGCCTACACGACAATGCGCGATGCCTACGTGGCCAAGTTCGGCGATCGCACGATCACGGCGGCCAACGCGGGCGCGGCCTACGCCAAGCTGGCGCAGATGGCCAACGGCGCGGTCTACGACGACGCGCGCGAGGTTCACCACATTCACGATGACAAGATCGAGGCTCTCGACGATCTCGTGGAGGAGTTGAACGGCCTGCCTCTGCTGCTCGGCTACGAATTCAACCATGATCTCGTCCGCTTGCAGAAGTGGCATATCGATAGGTTCAAGAAGGAGTTGCCGTATCTCGGCAAGGGCACCAAGCCGGCGCAGGAAGCCGCGTGGATCGCAGCGTGGAGCCGTAACGAACTGCCGGTGCTCGCCGGGCATCCCGCCAGCATGGGGCACGGGTTAAATCTGCAAGAGGGCGGCTGCACGAACATTTGTTGGTTTTCGCTGCCGTGGAGTTACGAACTCTACGACCAATTCGTGCGCCGCGTGCGCCGCGGCGGCAACGTCGCGCCCCGCGTTTTTAACCACATGCTCGTCGTCAAAGGAACGGTCGACGAAGAAAAGCTTGCATCCCGCGACGTAAAGGGGTTCACTACGGAAAACCTCGTCGCGATTCTCAACCGAGAGATTTCACGCGAGGAGCGAGAAACCGGACGCCGCCCCGGATCGGCCGGCAAGGAGAACGAAATGGTCGCCCGACTGACACGACCCGCGGATAACTCCGCGGCTGCATCCACGCAGGTCCCCGGATGGGGCGCTCAGCCTATCCAGAATCAGCCCGTCGCCGCCGCGCCTGCCGTCCAGCAGGCTACGAGCGGCTGGGGAGCCACGCAGACCTCCCCGACGGGGCCGCAGACTGCCCCACAGTCGCCTCCTATGGGCTGGGGCGCTCCGGCCGCCGCTCCCGACACCGCGCAGCGCGAAGCTATCCGGGCGCAGATCGCTCCCGACGCCAAGCCGGCGGTCGGCGCAGGCTTTTCCGGCGCAGCGGCGTCCGCCGCGGCCGCGATCGCCTCAACCAACTATGACGAGGTCCCTGCCGCGCAGCCTGCGGGGACTGCGAAGCGCACGCGACGCACAAAGGCGGAGATGGAAGCCGACGCCAAGTCGGCCGACGAGAATTCTCCCGCTCCGCGCGTGGACAACACCATGGCGGTCGTCGCCGCGCTCAGCGCGCGCATGGAGTGCCTCAAACTGGCGTTCGCCGATGCAACGACCCCTCTCGGCGAAGGTCTGGCGGTCGCCGACGACCTCTGGGCGTGGGTCAACAAAATGTAGGAGGTCCCAGTGGTTTACTGGTTCATCGTCATAGCTCTCGCCGTGGCCTGCTTCGTCGTTTGGGCCACGACGTGAAGTTCCTCGCGATCCTAGTTTTTGTGATCGCCCTACTCTCCGTCGCCATGGAGCGACGGAGAGCTTCAAACTGGCTGTTGACAGCGGCGTTCGTGCTACTGTTCATCTCGGCCTGCAACAGCAATCAACTGGGGTTCAATTGATGCGCAAGTCACTCATAACCGCTGCGTTCCTTCTCTATGCGCCGGCGCAGGCGCTCGCCGAAGACGCCTTCTGCATGCCGCTGGCTAAGCTCGAAGATCGCGCCGCCGCGGACGATCTCAAGGGCTTCCACGGCACCGCGAAGCAACTCGAAGCCGCCAAGGGCATCTACGCCGCGAACACGAACAAGACGGCTCCCGACGGCGATTACGTGGTGCTATTCGTCTCCGCGCACGGCGAGTCCATCGTCGGCTTCGTGAAGAACGAGACGGCGTGCGGCCTCATGATCCTTCCGCCCGGCATGACACAGGCGCTCATGGAGGCCAGCGACGGCGAGGTCATGAAGTCCTTGGAGCCGCCGCTGTGAGCGTCAGCAGAGATCGGGGGTTCGTGACGATGGACGGCAAGGTGGACCCGATCATCAAGAGCCTCGCCAAGATGCGCAAAGCTCGCGGCCTCTCTCAGGACGAAGCTTCGTTCCGCGCCGGCATAAGCCAAGATGCCGTCAAGCGTTGGGAGTTGGGCTACAACTCGCCGACGCTAAGCGTGCTTCGTTGCTACATGAAAGTGCTCGGGGCGGATTTAGACGTGTTACATGCCCCCGCTACGCTTGACTCGTGACCATAAGCGGCGTCTCGACGCCGGGCGCGACGACTACTACACGCGCTACCAGATGCGCGAGGTCTGCAACAACGGGCATCCGTTGACCGACGATGCCGCGATTTACTTCGATCGTGGGGGCGTCCGGTGCGTGCAATGCCGGCGCGACGCCTTTAAGCGTTGGTATCGCCGCCATGGCGGGCGGCGCGCGGCTTCCTGAAAGCTAGATAAAGCTGCAACAGGAATCCGAGCACCGCGACCGTCATAGATACGAGCGCGGCCCAGTCGGGCAAGGACATTTGATGCACCGCCACGGCCGCGCCGGCCCCGCCATAAGTCGCGGTCTGCGCTACGGCGTTGTGAAGCCCGGTAGTGGTGTCTGAGGCCGCGGTAGCCATGGTCATTGCGCCAGTCCCGATTCGTGTGAAGCCAAGCCGCCGGCATAGGCGGTCGCGAAAGCGCGGATGCGCGCAAGATTGGGCTCGGAGACGCCGCGCGCGCGAAGGAACTCAATTGCCTGCTGCGCGCCGTTGGGATCAACGAGCTTGTCTCCGATCGCTTTGACGACCGAAGGCGACAGCCCGCCGCTCACGCTGCTCTTGGCTGCGTCCACAAGCTGATAGAGCATCGCCATGGGGTGATGGAACACCGCCGCGAGCCCGGCGCGCTGCATCCCCTCGGCGAGCGTCTTGCTCTCCTTGTCGCCGACCGGACCGCCCGGCGCGATGTCGCCGAGCGCGCCGATCTTGTCCTGTAGGGTCTTGGCCGCTCCGCGCAGTGCGTCGGCGGCCGGCTGGCCATGCGCCGCGGCGATCGAAGCGTTTAGAGAATCGTCGTTAACGAGCTTGCCGAGCACGGTCTTCGCCGCGGCCGGGCTCGCCGTCGCTTGATCGGCCAGACCCGACACGACGCCAGAGCCGTGCCCGGCCTTAAAGGCGTCGCCAGTCTTGGCGTTGTTGGCGAGCCGAGTCGCGCCGGGAGTGTCGGCGATAGCGTTGCCGCTCTGGCCCTTTTGGAACCCTTCGATGAAGGCGTTATGCTGCGCGTTCTGGTCGAGCGCGGCCTTGTAGCCCTGACTGCGCCCGGCGATGTCCATTACGCCGTTGAACGCCTGCTTGCCGGCGTCCGCGACCTCCGGGTCGGCCGATCCCGCTCGGCGCGCGACGGACTGGCGCAGGCGGTCGAGCGTGTCTATCGACACCGACGCCTGCCGGCCGTTGCCGAGATCGTCGATAGCCCGCCCGATCTCGTCTTGAGCGGCGGGGTTCGGGCGCAGCGACGACACGACGGACGGATGCGATAGCGCCAAGTCGTCGCCCGGCTGCAACACCACGCGCTGGTCGGCGAGCGGCGTCGGACCGCCGCGCATGAGATCGGTCATCTTGGCGTCGCGCGCAGCTTCGAGATCGCCGAGACGCTGCACGCCTGCCGAGCCGGTGGGGCTGGCCGCAGCCGGCGTAGTCTTGCTCGCGTCCGCTAGCATGGCCGGCACTTGGGTCTTGGAGTCGGCGTCCAAACCGGCCTTAGCGCCGGCTAGCATGTTGCCGATGTCCGGGTTGTCGCCCGCCAGCTTGGCCGTGTTCGCACGCACCTGAGCGGGCAGAATTTCCGCGAGCGTCGGCGGTCGGCCGCCGTTGGCCGCCTTGATCGCGTCCGCGGTCTTTTGAAGCTCGGCCGGATCGACCTTGGCCCCTTTGAAAAGGTCGGAGAGAGCCGGCGTGTCGTTGATCTTCTTAGCCAAGAAGCCCCAAGTGCTCTCTACGGTATTGGAGATGATCGGCCCCGCTACCGCGCCGACCGCCGCGCCGACCGCCGCGTTGGACAGGCTCGGGGCGTGCCCGGCCGCAATGTCGTCGATCGCCGCGGAGCCTGCGCCGCCAGCCGCGCCGGCCGCCACGAGCTTGCCAGCCGTCGCCACGGGCGTCCCGCCGGGCGTACCTAGCACCTTGGCCGCGGCATCCACCGCGCGCGCCATGGGGGAGATGAGAGGGACGCCGGCTGCACCGAGCGCCTTGGCCCCGGCTCCGAGCGCGCCGCCGGCTGTGGCCACGGAGATTGAGTTGCCGACCGCGTTACCCGCCAACGCGGCAATCGGGCTGCCTGACGTCGCCTGCGCCTGAGATGCGTTAATAGCATCATGTATTTGTGAAATGCCGGAGAAGCCGGGGCCGCTGGCAAGCCCGGCCGTGTCGAGCCCTGCGCGCATCCCGGCCGCGAGCCAGTTGCCGCCCGGCATCGAGCCGACCCAGTTGCGAAGCATCGCCATGGGCGCGTTGTCCGTGGTCCAGTCGTAGCCTGCCGGCTGCGTAGGAGCCACGCCAGCGGGCGCGAGGACATTCCCGCCACCACCGCCGCCCTGCGGGGCAGTTTGGCTGCTCTGAGCAGGCTGTGTGCCCTGCGGAGTGCCGTAGAGCGGCACCGGGGGCGCAGTGATCGGCGCAGGCTGCGGCGTCATCATAGACCGCATGCCGGCCATCGGGTCGATCGGAGCCGACGTCCCTTGTGGGAACGGGATCGACGGCGGCGTCATGTTGAGCATCGCCTTGGTGTGATCCGGGTAGGCTTTTTGAATCATGGCCGCAATGTGGCCGGCATCGACCGCATTGCCGGACGAGTCGGCGCGGTGAAGCGCCGCCATCATGTCGTCGAGCGACACGTCTGCCGGAGCGGCGGGAGCGGGCGGGGCGGCTGCGGCGGCCATTTAGGCGATCCTCGGGAGATATTTGGCGAGCAGCGCGCGCCCGGCCATGACCGCCTCGTGCGGCTTGGCGAGCGGATTGATCGGCCGGCCGTTGGCGTCGAGCGCCGTCGCCACATGCTGCGGGACCTCGGACGGGATCGGCGAGGCCTGACTGGTCTGCTGACCGGACGCAGCGGGCGCAGCCTTCGCGCTCGGACCCGTCGAGTTGTCGGGGTTCACCGTGGCCGCGCTCGGCGTGCCGGGCACCGCCGGGCCGGCGGGCGAGCCTGCACCGAGGCTCGGCGGGGGGACAGAGCCGGGGGCCGCCGCGTAGTGAGTGTCGATCGACCCGATAGGCGTCGCCAAGTCCACGCCGGGGTAGCGCGCCTTGAACGCTTCCTGCGTGCGGGGGCCGAACTGGTTAAGCGGAATCAGCGACGCGACCTTAAGCTGATCGTCGCGCGAGGCGCTCATCGGCGTCGGGAACTTCTTCAAGTCGATCCCGGCCGCAGGGGCGTAAAGCCTCCACGTCGGCGGAATGATCTGCGCGTAGCCTTCTCCCGGATTGCCGGCCTTGGAGTTCTTGTCCTCCACCTGCTGCGAGATGTTGCGATTGCCGCTCTCCACGTCCGCGAGGAAGTCCTTCGCAGTGGAGGCGTTGGAGGTCGAGCCGGCGGGCGCGGCGGCCGCGGGCTTTGCGGGCGCAGTCGCGGGCGCGGCGCTGGCGTCGGGGAAGATGCCCTGCGTGTAGTTCAGGCCCTGCTCGGCTTGATGCAGTCGAGCAGCGGCATTTCGCATCTCGGCGGGACCGTTCGGGCCGGTGACGAAGCCTTCGGCCGAGTCGTGGAACGCTTTGGCCGTCGCAGACGCGCTGGCGAGTTGCGACATCAACTGCGCCTTGGTCAGCGTCGGGTCGATATTCGCGAGCGACTCGCCGACAGCTTGGAACTCGGTGTTGGTGCCGCGGATGCCCGAGCCGTTGCCGGCCTGCCGCAGACCGGCGAGCATGTCGACGGAAAACGCCGCGCCGGTGCCTTTGGCGAGCGCCATAAGCTGCTGCACCTTGGAGCCGGGAATGTGCTCGCTCAGGGCCGCCACGGTCGTATTGTTCGGCACGTCCTTGAGAATTTCCTTCATCTGCTCGATGTTCTGCGACGCGCGATCCGCCTGCACGATCGACGCGCCGAGCGGGCCTTGCTTGGCGAGCTTTTCCGTGTAGTCGGACTGCGTGTCGGTGAAGAACTTCTGCGCAGCGGTCCTGTGCTCGTCGCCGAGCTTCTGCAAGTCGGCGTTGCTTTTCATCATTTCGATGCGCTGCGGCACCGTGAGATTGCTCATCTGCGCGGCAAGGTGCGCCGCCGACGCGCTCTTGAGCGTGTCGATCACGCTGTCGGGATTGGCGAGGAATGACTGATGCAGAGGGCCCCCCGGCTGCGCATACTGCGCGGCGAGATCGGGCGAAGCGATCTTTAGCGCCTGCAAGCCGGCGTTGAAAGCGCCCTCCGGGTCGTTGGGATTGGCGGCTCGATAGGCGGCGGCGGCCGTGGCGAACGTGGACCCGCCAACGCCCTCGCGGACGCCGGCTTGCGCGTCCGCGCCGAGCGAGGCCGTCTTGGCCGCCGACGTGGCGCTCGACGCCGCCGCGCCGCTCTGCTGCACGACGTAAGGCTCGGTCTGGACGATGCCGCTGTTCTGCGCGTTGGTCGCGGCGATCGTGCTTGGAATCGTGCCCTGCGCGACCTGACCCTGCGCTCCCGTGAGCATGTTCGAATTGGCGAGAGCCTGCGTGCGCAGGGGGTTGAGGCCCTGCAAATAATTGTACTGCTGCGACTCAAGCGCGGCTTCGGGGTTGCCGGCCATGGGGCCGTAAGCCGCGACGCGCGCAGCGTTGGCCTGATTCAGAAGGCTGTTCTGAATGATGCTTTGGTCGGAGTTGATGCCCTGTTGGGCGCTGCTCCAGAGGTTGTCACCGAGCATGTCGGGCGCTCCTAGCCGAGAAAGTTACCGACCGCGCCGCCGAACCCGGCGATGCTGTTGCCCAGCGCGTTAGCGCCGTTGAGAGTCGCGTTGGCCGCGCCCGCGCCGCCGGCCGTGCCGGCCTGACCGATGCCGCCTATGACGTTCGCGCCGATCCCCGCGGTCTGGCCCTGCAACGCGCCGAGCCCGCCAAGCTGCGAGAGGTAATTGTTGAACGTCGTCGAGGCGAGGTTCTGGCCGTACCCCTCGAGCGCCTTGGCGTTGGCCCCGGATTGGAGCAGCCCGCGCGACGCCGCGTTCGAGTTGATCGCCTGCGTGCCCTGACCGAGTTGGAATTGGTAGCCGGTCGACCCGAGATAGTTGTTGAAGGCCGCCTGATTGGCGGCGCTGTTCGGACCCTGCCCGAGCAGGCCCGCGATCGACCCCTCGGTGTTGCCCTGCCCCGCGATCGCCTGTGAGCCCTGATTGACGTAGCCCTGCACCTGCGGGCTGTTCGTCAAATAGTTGAAGCCGGTCAGCGCCTGCTTGGCGGCTTTCCCGGCTCCCGCGTTCTGGATTAAGCCGCCGGCTAGGCCAGCGATCGCACCAACGATTTCTCCCACGGCCCGCGCTCCAACATGTAAGCGATGCAGGGGCGGCCGAGGTTATCGTCCGATTCGCCGATTGGTGTGCCTCCAATGGCGCGGAAGGCGATGCGACTGGCGCGGTTCGTCTTCGGTATCAAGGCGGCTATAGCACTAGCCCGCCAGTGTGTAAACATCATGGCCACGCCGGCCCGGCCGAGGGCGATCGCCCCCGATTTCGGCCTACAGAGAAGATGCCCGTCGTAGACCGCCCCGTCGCCGTGGTTGCCGACGTGACTGAAAAGCACGTAGCCGTTATGGTCCGGCGTGCGGAACCCGACGTTGTTGGCCGAGGCGAAGAACGGACCGGCGTTGAGCGGCCCGAGGCCGGGCGCGAGCGTGTAGGCAAACTCGTTGAGAAGATCGGTAACGCGATCGTAGTCGGACGGCGTGACCAGATGAGTGATCATGGACCCTGACGGGTCCAGCATCCGGCCGCCACACCGCGCTCGAAGTGCGCGCTTATCCGCACGTCGCCGTTCTTGGTGCTCCCGCGCACGTCTCTCAAACTGTCGACTATGACGCCGCACGGCTTATCGACTGGTTGAACCGACGCACATGCCGACAGCGCGATCCCAGTCACCGCCAGCACGGTCGCAGTCGACCACGCCCGTAGCCGCGCGCAGCGCCGCGCTCTGCTCCTGCTCGTTCGCATGTTCGATCTCCTGTAGGGCTTTCTGCTCGCCCTCGACGATAAGCTGATGCCTATAATAGAGGCCGAATCCGATAAGGGCGGCCAGCGCCGCCGCCGTCAGGACGCCGCGCCAGTTGCGCAGGAGGAACGGCAGCAGGGCGATCACGGGTTGCCCACGGGAAGGTTGACGGCGAAGCACGAGGCGTCGGCGTCAGGGTCAACCATGGCGGTCGCCTGCGACTTCTGCGCTGCGTCGTTGGCGTCGCTCATGATCTTCACGATTATGCCGATCACGACGGCGAGTAGCGTCAGGCCCGCGCACACGTATTTCAGCCACGCGAACGTGTCTTGAAGGGGCTGGAACTGCTGAGCGGCCTGCGTCGCGACCGTCGCCGCGGAGCCCGCGGCCGTCGTGATATGCGCCGTCATTTGGCCCATGGGCGGGGCGGCGATCGTCTGGTCGTTGACCACGGCCTTCTTGTGCCCGCCGAGCGCCTTTACACTGACCGGGAGCGGCGTGGCGTTGTTCCACGCAAGCGCGGTCTTTTGGACATTCGCGATGCGCGCGGACCATCCTTTGCCGTAGCGGCCCCACGTCTTGAGGCGTTTGAGAGAGCCGAGCCGACGCGAGCACAGGTCCTCGATCACGACGTCGACGGGGCCGACTGCGGCGATCGCTTGCAGCGTCTTGTCGCCGATGATGCCGTCCACGCCGACGCCGAGCGCGGCTTGCAGCCATTCGATCGCGCGGCCGACGCCCGAGTTCACGGCGGCGTCGAACACGGCGAAGTTTAGGCCGGGCGGCAGATCGTCGCCGCGCACGGCATTCCAGTAGCGGGTCTTGTAGATGTCGGCGACCGTCGGCTGGTCGATGTCGAACACGTCCTCAGACGGTAAACCCTTGCTGGCGCGGTAAGCCGTGTAGACCGCCTGCGTGATCCCGTAGGCCGTGCGCCCGCCGGGGTCCTGCGGATCGTCTACCTTGCCGCCCTCGTAGACGAGGATGCGCGGCAGGGAGCGGTCGAAGTCGGTCACGGCGGCCTCTTAATTGTGAACGGCGAAATCGAAATAAAGCTGTCCGGTGTAGGAGGGGAATGACACGGCCAGCACGACGTTGCCGTTGTTCACGATCTTCGATACGATCGTCGCATCGACAGGGCCCCCTACGAGCCCATAGACGTTGAACAGGACGATGCTCGTGGTCGCGATTTGGGAGTTGGTCAGCGTCAGCGTGTAGGAGGTCTGCGCGACAAGCGCCTCGCTGTGCACCACGCCGGCCACGGTGTTGAGCGTGGCCGCTCCGGCGACAGCGTTCGTGCTGCCGGTGCCTGCGTTGGGGAAGTCGGTGTTGACCCAAGTGAAGCCATCCCATTTGATCGTCTGGCCGGCGGCGAGACTGTTGATCGTCAGGTTCCCTTCGATCACGAGGGGGATATTGGTCCACGAACTGCCGTTCCACACGAGCCCGTCGCCGGACGCCGCCCCGCTGATAGCTGCATCGGACAACTGCTCGACCGTCAGGGCCGCAAGGCCGTTGACCCACTTTGCCATTGCAAGGTCGTAGACGAGGGACTGCCTGTCGGCGGGGGCTGAAACCGCCACGTCGGTCAGCGCGGCGAGCGTCGTCGCTCCGCCGCCGCTAGGCGGCTTGTTCTTCCAACGCCCCTCGACGCCGCCGCTCGGCGCGCTCCACGTCATGACATCGCCGTCGCTCGGGTTGGCGAGCGTAACGTCCGTGAGGGCCATCATGGAGCCTGTGCGTGGGGGAGGGGGAAGAGCAGACATGGCGCGCCTATGGCATGAGAGGGGTTACGAGTAAAGGACGCCGCTGTTCGAGCCGACGTGGTAGTGCTCGTAGAAGTAGTTGAGCACGTGACCGCCGCCGCCGGAGAAGCCGAGTCCGAACTGGTCGGGCGCGCCGCCGAGGAACGTGGCTGCCGCTTCGCTGTAGATGGTCTGTAGGTGCTCGCCATCGATCGACACGCTCACGTTGATGTTGGTGCCGTCGTAGTCGAGATGAAGGAACTCGGGCTCCATAGTTAGCGTAATGAACGATCCTATCGTATTTATGGAGCCGTTAAGGTCGTTGGCGCGTATAGGGAATACGCCGAAGAAGTTACCGGCTCCGCCAGAGTTTGAAATCATGGCGTAGAAATACTTACCGCTCTTGCCGCATAGCAGTCCAGCGGCGTCCCATCCGTCGGCAACATAAAGGTTGCTCTGTCGGATGCGAGCAGTTATGCGCCACGTGCCCGAGGTCGAATTGAGTAGGGCGCTGATGAAATTGTCGCTCGACGTGCCGTCGTTGTGGGCGAGCAGGCCCTTCAAGCCGGGGCTGCCCGCGGCGTTGGCGACGCTCATGCCGGTGTTCATGTGCGACGTCGAGAAGTCGGCCACCAACGGCGGAATGAAGATCGGGAAGTGCCCGCCTCCGCCGCCCGCCGCCGCGATCCACTTCGATGTCGCGTTGTTCCACGTCAGCACGTCGCCGTCGATGCCCGCGCCTTCCGTGACGTTCACGTCGGTCAGGCTGGCGAGCGTCCCGCCGCCGGCCGACACCGCGACCCATTTCGACGTCGCGTTGTTCCAAGACAGCAGCTTGCCGTCGATGCCTGCACCCTCGGTGACGTTCACGTCGGTCAGGCCGGAGAGCGCCTGCGCGGGGATCGGCGAGTTCTCCCACTTTGACGCACCGGCCACGTAGGTCAGCACTTGGCCGTTGGCGAGGCCGCTTATCAGCACGTCGGTCAGCGACGCGAGCGCGAGCGACGGCGGCGGCACCGGCTTGTTCTTCCACTTCGTCGTGCCTGACTCGTAGGTGAGCACGTCGTTGTTGGCCGGCGCGGTGAGCAGCACGTCGGTCAGGCCCGCGAGCGAGCCGGCCCCCGCCGAGGCCCACGTCGGAGCGCCGCCGGAGATCGTCAGCACTTGGCCCGCCGAGCCCGGAGGCAGGACACCCCACTGCGTCAGGCCGCGGTAGATGAGATCGCCGAAGTTCGTGCCGAGCACGTCGAGCACGGCGGACACTTCAACTTGCGTCGAGAGCGCGGGGATCGTCAGCAGCGTGGCGGCAAGCTGCTCCCACTTAATCATGAACTCGACGGTCGGCGTCCTGTTGACGTTGACTATCGGGACTGAGGCGCTGAGGACGTCGAGTGCCATGGCTAGCTCCAATTGCCGACAGTCGTTACGCTCGACCCGCCGATCTGAGCGATGCGGAAGAAGGAGTTTACACCAACGATCGCCGCCGCCGCAACTCCGAGCGACACCTGAGGAATCACTGTGCCGGCCACGGTGACGCGGATGATGCCGCGGACCCGCGCAACGCCGGTCGTGGCGATGCTGGCCGTCGCCAGCGTCGTGTTGGCCGCCGTGTTGAAGGTCATTTGCGGCGAGGCCGCCACGGCCAGCGCGCTCTTGTCGGCGATCGCTGTCCATTCCTGCGTGAACGTCGCCGCGCCGCCGAGCGCGAAGCCGAATGACCCGGACGTGGCCGACATGGCCGTCAGGGAAAACTCGCACTCGAACTCGTAAGTGCCGACCGGTAGCGTCACGGCTCCGTTGGTCGACGAGTTGAAGAGCTTCTGCGCCGCGGTCTGCGACGTGAGCGTGTAGGCCGAAGAGAGCACCGCCCATTGCGCGGTCGACAGCACGCCGCGCGTGCTCGCCGCCATGCTGGCGTAGAACGCCGTGCCGTCGTACTCCAGCGCGCCGGCGGCTGCTGTGGTCAAACTGGTGCCGCTGGTGAATTTGAGCGGGGCGATAGCCGACGTCCCGGCGATCAGCGTGAGCCCGGCTGTGAGCGGCGACGGGATATTCACCGTCACGTCGCCCGTACCGGCGTCTGCGCCGGTGCTGCTGATCGACGTATTCGTGCCAGCTATGACTTTGGTGATTACCGCGCTGCCGGACGTGGCGGTGTTGTGACGCGAGCGGGTTACGGTCCCGCTCGCTATCTGCGTAGCGCCGTTGATTTGGTTCGCGGCCATGAGCCCTTACTTCATATAGTTGGCGAGAAGCTGATCGCCCGTCGCCGGGGCGGTCAGCATCGTGATCGTGCTGCCCGAGATCGTGAAGTCGTTGCCGGACCCGACCAGAAGCAGCATGCCGTTCTTGAACAGCATCAAGTCGGCGCTCGAATTGGCGGGCGCGGTGACAAGCGTGAAGCTCGTGTTCGCCCCGTTGATCGCGCCGCCCGGCACTTCGTTGAACACGAAGTTGGTGTATTTGGTGAAGCCCGAGCCCGACGTGTTGTTGACCGTCGTGGTGAGCGAACTGCCCGGCGTCGTGACGTCGCCGGAGAGCGTGGGGAACTGCGCAGCGGGCACGACGCCGCCGGACAGGCCCAACAGGCCCGCGCCGGTGTTCAAGTTGACGCCGAGCGCCGTCTGGACGCCTGTGCCGAGCGCCGAGGTTTGCAGAGCGCCGGTGATGCGCGAGTCGTTGCCGACCGCAGCGGTCGTGCCGGTCGTGCCGTAAAGCACCGAGAAGACCGACCCGACAAGCTGCAAGCCCGTGCCGGCGGAGTAGGTCGTGCCGGATAGGTCCTGAGCGAAATTGACGCTGGTGGTGTCGACGGTGATCGTGCCCGTGGTCGTGCAAAAGAACTTCGTGTTCTTGAAGGTCGTGCCTTCGGCGACGACGAAATACTGGCCCTCATTGACGACCGAACCGCCGGCCCACCATGACGGGCGGGTCCACGCGCCGGACGCGGCGGTCCAAGGCCCATTCTGCGAGGCGGTCGTCTGCGCGATGAGCAAGAGCACGTCGCCGGCCACTGGGGTCACGCCGTCGACGGCGGACAGGCCCGAGAGCGATCCGATGTTGGCGTTGGACAGGATGCGCACGTCGTGGAAGCCGCCGATGCCGCCGACCTTCGCATCGACGTAGGCTTTGTTCACCGCATCGGTGCCGTTCACTGGCGTCGCCACGTTTATGACCGTGTTCGACCCAGCGTTGAATGAGGCCGTCATGGCGACGGAGCCGCCGGACTGCACGAACAACGACCCTTGCGCCAAGTTACCGGTCGGGATCGAGTAGCCGGTCACGAGGGCCGACAGCGGGACTGTGGCCGCCTTGATCTGCGTTGAACCGTTGATTTGATTCGCCGCCATTTTAGCCTCCTAGTAGGACAATCTAACCAAGTCACCCGCCAACACGTTCATGCCGGATGGAATTACGATGCTGGTTCCAACGACCGTCGTGGAACTGGTCGGCTGGTCCATCCCGTTTATCGTGAGGTCGATGCCCGGCGGCGTGGGGGAGCCGTTGAGGATTGGCCTACTCTGCGCGCCGTCAGCCGTAGCCACGAACTCGTCCACAGTCAAGGTGACGCCGCCGCCGGCTATCGTGATCGGAACCCATTTGTCCGCAACAGGACCGGGTACCATGCCATAGGCCAGAACTTGGCCGGGCATTACGGACGCAACGTCCACGTCGGTCAGGGCTGCCAGCGAGCCTGTTGAGCGCGGCGTGGAGACGAGAGTCACTTACGTTCCCGGAGCGACCGGCTCCTCTTCGTCGTAATTGTCGATCATGGCGTCCGCGCCGTCGAGCCGCAGCGCGCCGCCGACGTCGGCGATTTGCATGATGCGGCCGGGGGCCATGAATGACCCGAGCGACGGGAACCTGATGTCCTGCTGCCCGTCGGGCGTTGTGCCGGACAGTAGTTGGACTACGATTGGCGCGCTATAAGTCTGCCCGTCGTCGTCGCTGTAGGTGAGTTGGACGAACGCCGCGCCAGTCGTGTCGTCGAGCAGGCCGGCGCTCATGGCGACGCGAAGCTCCGACATGGACTTGTAGACGCGCGAGCGCAGCGTGATCGCCGCGGAAGCGGCATGCGCCACGTCGCGAAAATCGTCGTCGAAAATCTTGAGCGGGTCGAGTTCCCAAACGTAGGGGCCGAGCGTGTCGCCGCCGACGACGCGCGACGCGCCGGTGTTCCACATGGTTCCGTTTCGGAGGTTCCATCCGGCGAAGCCCTGCGTCTCGTATTTGCACCAAGACTGTGAGCCGGTGTCGTATAGGAACGTGCCCTGCTGGCCTAGGTCGAGCACATACCACGTATGACCGTCCATCGTGAACGTCCACGCGCGCGACTGAGTGACGACGGGCTCGGCCGTCGAGTAGGCGACGAGCATCGCCAACTCCGAGACGCGCGGGATCGCGCTCGCGCCGAGGGCGTAGGGCACCAACGCGCTCTCTACGCTCACGTCGCCGCGCTTCGAGGCGACGCCGTAGGTGACGAGCGCCGCGACAAGCGATTCGTGCGCGCGCGTCAGCCCGGCGATCGGCGCGAGGACCGCGCCCTCTGAGCCCCGAGCGTAGGTCATTAGGAAGTCCTATTGACCCTGATTTTGCCCTGATACACCGTCGTCGGCGTAATGTGCGCCGACGTGTCGGGGTCCGTCTCGATGAGATCGGTGTGGAAGTTGGGGGCCGTCGCCACGGACACGGACGCGCCCGCCGCCACGCCGCCGCTGCCGCCGACGAAGCTCTGCTGCACGACGCAGCCGCCGGCGTCCGTCTTCCACGACCGCGACAGGATCGTGATGCTGTCCGCCAGCGTGGCGTTGGACGGGAGGCGCGCGTAGCCGAACTGCGAGTAGGCGGGGATATCCTGTCCGCCTGCGAGCGTCGTCGCGCCCCATGTGCCGCCGGGGTCGGTCGACGAGCACGCGACCGCGTTGCCCGCCGCGCCGGGGACGAGCGCAGTCGCGACAAGCTCCATGGTCGAGAGCGGCGTCGCGCCGACGTTGAAGTTGGCGGTCGTGCCGGTGCCGTAGGTCGTGCCTGCGCCCGCGCCCGCGTTGATCGCCGCGACCAAGTTGGCGAGGCTCACCGAGATCGACGGATCGCGCAGGACTTCGAAGCTCGCGCCGGTGAGCGTCGTTTTCCACGTGTAGACCGCCGGCACCGTGCCGTCCTTGGTGCCCACAGTGATCGTGTCGTTGGCGATCGGCGCTGCGGTGTAGGTCAGGATTTGCGACGCCGCGATGAGCGCCGCTTCGATGAACGAGTTGTCGTAGGGCGGGCCGCTCTTGTTCAACGTCTCAAAATTGAAGTCGCCGTCCGTGGGCAGGACTGCGACTGCGCCGTTCTGCGCGGTGAGCGCGCGGGCGTAGGAGCTTTCGTCGACGATCGTGCCGGCGTCGAAGCCGCTGATCCACGCCACGTCCGCCCACTGAGGGTCGCCGCCGCCGCGCGGGAACGCCGCGACCGGCGGAGTGAAGTTGGCGGGGTAGCGGCAGTAGCCGATCGTCAGGCGGAACTCATCGACCCAGCCGTCGAAGCCGGTGCCGGCGACGCCGCCGACGCCCGCGTTCTGGTCAGCGCCGATCGCCGGGCTCGCGCCGCTAGCGCCGCCACTGAAATAAGTGTGCGCGTCGGCGACGGGGACGCCTTGGATCACGCCGTTGATGAACAGGCGCGTGTTGTTCGACCCGTCGCGCGCGACGGCGATATGGTAGTAGTGCCCGACGATGAACTGCACTGGCCACGAGATGACTTCCGTGATCGTCCCGCCGGTGCCGTCAGTCGAAATGCGGAACACGAGGTTGCCGCCTTCGAGCGACGGGCCGCCGACGTAGAGTTCGACCGCGCGCTTGTTATGCGGCTCATCCCAGTGCGAGTACAGCACCGCCTTGGACGATCCGCTCGGCAGCCCTTGAAAGCGGAAGTTGCCTTCGATCGTGAACTGCGCCGCGCCGATGTCGAGCGAAGTAGTGGGCGTCGCCACAGCGACGCCGGTGTTATAGTTGCCGGACGTGGCGTTGTTCGTCAGGTCGAGGATGCCCGCGCCGAAGCGGCGGAGCGGCTGGCCGGTCCAGCCCTGATGAAGCGGGTCGTCGGCGTTGACGAACAGCGTGGCGACGCGGCGATCGCCCGTGATGTCGTTGTTCACGCCGCCGTTGGCGTCGCGGACAATCAGGTTGCCGATATAGAGGCTCGACGCGCTGACCGACCCGAGCACGGCGCTGTCGCCGTTGAACGTGATTTGCGCGCACGGGTTCGTGTTGTTGTGCGGGTAGGTCTGCGTCGGGTCCCACGACATTGGGAGCGCGGTCGCAGTGATGACCGCCGCGCCGTTGACTTGAAGCGTGAACGTGTTGGAGTTGTTGGTGCCGCACACAAGCTTGCACTCGATATGCGCGGCGCTCTGCGCCGTCATGACCGGGCCGCTCGTCGAGGCAATGATGGAGTTCGGGTGCGCCTGCGAGTAGTCGATAATGTGCAGGATCATCGCGCCGGTCGTCGTGACCGCGAGCGCACACAGGGGGTTGTTCGAGCCGTCGCTGAAAACCAGAAGCTCTGCGCCGCCGACCGTGGGCAGAGAGTCGAGCGCCACGTAGGCGGAGACAACGACCGTCGTGGTGGTGGCGGGGAGCGCCAGCCTCAGGCCGTCATATTGGTGGTCGGTGCCTTTGAGCGGAGCCGAGAAATAGATGTCAGGGTCGGACGGAGCCCACGGCAGGACGCCGAGGCCAAATGTGCTGCCAAGAGGCCACAAGGCCGCGTAGCGGCCCGCCAATAGAGCTTGAGCGACCGGATTGCCGACGTTCGTGGGGATACCCGACCCGACGCCGTAAGTGGCGAACCCATCTACAAACACGTTGCTCATGTGACGCCCGCCTGTTGCCTCGTAAGGATGCGAATACGCTCCTCAATCCCATTGTCGCTGATGCGCTGCAAAGCGCCGGCCGAGAGCATGTAGACGACCCCGTCACTGCCGACGAAAACTGGGGTGTCCTGCACCAATACGAGCGTCCCGTCAATAATGCCCCGCGCGATCGTGCGACCTTCGATCGGCGCGAACGGCGCATTGAGTTCGCCTGTGCCAAACCACGTCTCAATCGAACCCGAGCCCGCCGCGATGAACGTGTCGCCGGAGGTCAGAAGGTCGATGATCGGGTCAGGGTTGCTCTCCTTCGCGAAGAAGTTGAGCGTTTGGATCACGATCTCGCCGGGCAGGATGAAGAACATTTTGTTCGTGCCGCCGACGCTCGCCATGACGTAGTGATTGAGCGTGCAAAGGCCGTTGATCGGCTCGCCGGTCGGAACGTAGACGCCGACGAGCGAGTGCGTGCCGCCGCCCACGAGGGTCGGATGGCTCCACGAAATGCCCGCGCCGCTGAAAACGCTCGTCACAATGGAGTTGCCGGCCGTGAGATCGGTTATCGCCGTAACGGTCATGGAGATCGCTGGGCCGCCGTTCGCGACCGCCGTGACCTGAGTGTTCGCGCCTCCGAGGGCGGTCGAGAAGTCGGTGCCGGGCACGCCAATGAAATTCAGCATGTTCGCCATGGCGTTCCATGCGTTGCCGCCGCTGGTCGGCTTGGCGAGCCACGGGTGCGCCGACGAGCCGTCCGGCGAGTTCGTGTCGACGGCGGCGTTCCAAGAATAGTAGGTCCCGCCGATGTCGATGACCTGATTCGTCGGCACGCTGCCCGACAGAGTGCCGGAGGCGTGCGTGCCGCCTTCGTAGACCTGTAGAAGCTCGCCGTCCGAAATGAAAAGGTGCTGGTAGCCGGGCCCGGCGTCCCATGTCATTTTCGGGTTGCCGTTGCCGACGTTCCCGATGATCGGGATCACGGGGCCGCCCGCCGGGTAGCGGAACAGGCTGTTTCCCGACACGATGAACAAGTCGCCGTTGAACAAACCGAGCTTGGAGTACGACCTTCGGATTGGCCCGCCGCCTATCGTGGCGAGGTAGGTCGTCGCCGGGCGCGATATAAGCCCGACACGCTCGCGAAGGTTCGACGGCACTTGCTCGACGAACCTGTTGAGCAGTTGAATCTCCGGCGACCCAGCGTAGGTTCGGTTGTAGGCTCCGAGGCCAAAGGGGATCGTGGTCATGGCTTAGTAGGGGAACGGGAACAGCCAGCGACCGGCGTTGTAAGCCTGCAAGGTGTTCGGGAAATTGTCGGAGCCGTAGACAGTGTCGTGCGGCTGGCGGAACTCCGCGCGCACTTTCGTTTGGTTGAGCAGGAAGGCGGCCTGCGTCTCGGCGCTCAAGGATTTGTTGTACTTCGGCGCGAGACGACCGGCGAGCCCCGTGATCCAATAGTCGTCGTAGTCGGGCGGGAACAAGAGAATGTCGGTCAGCGCCAGCGCGCCGATGGAAACCCACATGCCCGTCGCGGCGACGTAAATCCAGTTACCCGCGGCCGGGGCCGAGTTGCTGAATGTGAAGGTGAGCAAGGACGTGCCGGGCGCGTTGACGTAGCGGCCGTTGCCGTCGAGCGTCAGGACGTCGCCGGGCGTGCCGTGATCGCCCTTGCCGGAGCCTTGGACGAGGCCAACGCGCCCGCCGTTGTTCGGGTTCTCGGGGAAGTAGATGGTCTGCGTCTGGCCGCCCCACACGATGCGCGCGTTGTTGTTCGGGAAGGGCGTGACGTTAACGTTGGGGTAGGTCAGCGGGTCCGGGTTGCCCCAAGGCCCCTGCGGCCAGTTGGCGGCGACGGGCGCGGTGCGCTGCGGGCGCGGCGCGAGCCAGTCGTACAGCGGCTCGCCCAAGTCCTGCCCGAGTGCGAGCGACATGAAGCTGTTGAGGTTGTCGAGCCCTTCGTTCTGCTGCGCGGCCGTGGGCATCGCCCCGAGAGCCGTGATGTTGGCTTCGCGATAGGCCCGTGCGATGATGTTGGCGACCGGCGTTCCCACAGCCTACTCCAAAAGCTTCGCAAGCGCCTCTGTAGAGGCCCTTGGGTTGAACCGCAAGCCACGGGAGCGGAGTGCGGAGATTAGCTCCGCGCGGCCCATTGCGGCCTCTACGGCAGTCTCGGCGGGCGCAGGGGTGAGCGGAGCGGCGATCTCGACGACTGGCGCTGGCGTTCGGATATGCGCCTTGAGCATGTCCATTTTGGTCAGGGGGCGATTCATGGGCCTCTCGTGAAAACAGGCGCGGGGTGAGCCGCGCCTGTCTCTTAGCCGAACTTTGGGTCAAAAGCTAGGAGCCGCAGACCCGAGTTCCGAGGAAACCGTCGAGGACCGCTGCGCCGTACATGCAGTCCCAACGGTGAATGTGGTTGCCGGTGCTGATGTCCGACCCGCGCCAGTAGCGGACCGAAATGCCGGTGTCGGGATCGACAGCGTAGCTGGCGACGCCGGTGAACGGCATGTGCAGGCGGGCGCTGACCATCGAAATCGCGCGCTTGTGGAACGCGGACCGGACGGTCAGTTTGGTGCTCGCCGCACCGGCGAACTGGATGAAGGCGCCATTGGCCGGGATCGAGTCAACAGTCGCGAACGCGGTGTTCGTGTAGCTGTTACCGGTCGCGTCGTTGGTGCCCTGCACGATGAGTGGGGGCGAGATCGAGAGCACCGCCGTTGCCGGCGAGGAACCCGCGGTCACGTCCGCAAGGACCGTGAACTGCTGGAGATCGGGGAGCGCCTGCTGAGCGCGCCAATCCCAAGCGTAGACATTCGCGATCGTGAACACGTCGCCCTTCTTGAACGTCACGGCGTTGGCGTCGCCAGTGATGGTCAGGTTCTGCAACATGCCCGCCGTTCCGGCCGAGCCCTTCACGTCGCGATAGTTGACGTTCTGGTTCGCGCCGTTGATGACGGAGCCCGTGGACGAACCGTTGCCCTGCAACCGCGTGCCGGTCGTGAAGACCGGAAGCTGCTGCGAGGCGTACCAGTCGACCTCGGAGATGAGCGGGATTTTCACGCGCTCAAGAGCCGGGACGTTGATTGCCGGCGTGAAGGCCGACAGCAACGAACCGCGGATCATCTCACCGTCCTTGAACGACACGACGCCGCTGAGGTCGACGTTCGGGACGCCCTGCGCCATGAGGCGGGTGTGGCCGGCCATCGCCTCGGACGGGGAATTGATCCCCTTCGTCGGGTCGACAGCGTTCGCGGAACCGCCTGCGGACGGAGCCGCACCGGCGACCCACGACGGGAAGCCGAGCGTCTTGCCAGCGATGAACTTGTCAATGGAGTGCGCCAGCGTCGAAGCCGCGGACTTCATCGTCTCATTCTGCATCAGAGCGTTGAAGCTCTGAATGTACTCGATGTCGCCGACCTGAACGTGAACTTTGGAGTACTGGTCCACCGCGACGGGCGCAGTGCCGGTCACGAGGTCCTGCAACACGAGGTTCGCAGTGCCATCCTTGGCGTCGATGAAACGAGGCGGGCGCTTGACGTTGATCGTCAGGCCGTTCTCGTCGGTCACTTCGTCCTTGAACTGGCCGTCGACGAGACGACCGAAGACAAGCTGGTTTTTGAGCAGCAGGAGCATGACATTGGCATACTCCTGCGCGTTAAGAAATTGGTTGACGTTGGACACGGGCGTAGCCCCTCAGTGGTTAGTGTCTCGACGACGCCGCCAGCCTCTCGAAAGCTTTGAAGTCGGTCGTGTCGGGCGAGACTGGACTCGGGTTCCCGTTGCCTCGAACTCGCGTTGCAGGGACAGCGGGGGCTTGCGTCATTCTTGTGGCCGTGGGCGCGGAGCGCCCGCCTGCCGCTGCGGCCGATGACGCGGCCGGAGAGGCGAATGACGCCTCCATTTTCCCAAACCAAGCGGCCTGTTTGGCCGGTGACAGTTTCGCGAGAGCTTTGCTCTCGTCGGCGTGCGTGGCGAGATGATACAGGATTTCAGGTCCGGCATCGCTCTCAAGCGCAAGTTCGCCCACAGTCTGCGACAAATCCCAATCCGCAACGGTATCAAGCACCGTCTCTTGGAAGTCTGGATACTTGGCGACGGCCGCGGTCGTGAACTTGGCCTTGGTTGCGTCGAACGCAGCTTTGGCCTGCTGCTCGGCCTCGGTCCTGCGGGCGGACTCGCGGGCAGTCTTGTCGGCCTCGATCAGCTTCGTCGTTTCGTGACGAGCGAGGTCGGCAATGAACCGCGGGTCCAAGTCCCCGTATTGATACTTCGCCGGATCGGGAGCGGAAGCATCGCGGGCGGCAGGACTAGTGCCCTTCGCGGTCTCTGTCAAGGGCCGCCCTTCAAGACGACCTTCGAGGCGGGCCAGCCGCTCATTGAGCGCGGTCAGCGCGTCGCGCGCGGACTGAGCGTCGCGCTCGGCCGTGCGCTGCTTGCGCACCGCTTGATCGATGCGCTCTTGCGCGCTCTTGGCCTTGGGCTTCTCCGTAGGGGCCACAACGCCCTCGGTGCCCTCAGCGCCCTCCACGGGCTCCGTTGCCGCTGTTATGGCGGTCTTGCCATCCTGCGCGCCCTTGAGCGCGCCATCCTCGAATGAAGCGCCCTTGAAGGCGCTGATCTGCTGCTCTAGGGTCGGCGTCTTACCTTGCAAGCCCCGGTTGCCGTCGTCCGTAGCGGTGACGGTCGCGTTTTCAACTTCGGCCAAGTCCGTTCTCCCTTAAACCCCGTGCGCCAAGCGCAGGGCGTCAAGCCTGTCCTGATAGTCCGTGTGCGCGGCCTCGGAGGCGGCGCGCGACGACTCTATCGCGAGTTTTTGCGGCTGGTTAGCCGCTTCGGCGGCGAAATTACGCGCCCTTGCGGAATTTAGCAAGGCCTCGCTTTGGGTCTTGAGGTAGTTCGCAACCGCTATCGACTTAGCGGCCTGCGCCTGATCCTGCTGCGACGCTGCGGCGGCCTGTGCGTTGGCCTGCTGCGCGGGCGTCATCTCTTCCGGGCCGAGGATGCCCGGCGGCATGGCGTTCTTGAGTCGCGTCGCGATCTTATCGGCCTGCGGCCAATCCTGCGCCTCGACGATGAGGTCGGCGGCGAGCGATAGAATTTGCGGCATCGACTGAGACATGCCGAGGATGCTGGCGGCCTGCTCGATGCGCTTGGTCGCGTAGCTCGGCCCGACGCCGCACGTCACGTCGTACTTACCGACCGTAATGTCGATCGACTTCGGGTCGTTGAAGTCGTTGATCGCCTGCTGGTAGACCACGCCATCCTGACCCATGACCTTGATTACGCGCGGCGTGTCGTAGACGAGAGGGATGAGTTCGTTGACCACACGTCCGGCCGACTCCTGCGCCTTGGCGAGGTTGTCGTGATAGATGATCGTGCCGGTGTCGCTCACGCGCTGACGCGCCATGATCGCGACTTGCGACACTTCGTTCGACGGCATCCCGAGATTCGCCTCGTGGATATTCGACACGTCCTTGATGTCCTGCGAAGTCATCTCCGCTTGACCCATCAGACTGTCTTCCATCTGAGCGGGCATGACACGAACGGGAGCTTCGCCAGCCGAGCCGTTCCAGATGAGCAGCGGGTCGTCGGAAATGTGCGACGTGCGCCACTGTTCCTCACGGCCGACGACGGCTTCCTGTTTCGCGGTCCACACCGCGCGCGGCGTCTGCATGAGTTTTTCGGCGACGACCGAGCGCCAGAAGTTATGAAGCTTCTGCGGGTCCTTAAGGAACCGGATCAGGCCCCAGCGGTGACGCCATTCGCCGACTCGCATCTCCCAGCCCGGCACGCGAAAGATCGGAGTGCGAGAGATCGGCAGGTTGTAAGGCCCGCTGAGAATCTGAGTGCCCGAGCAGATGTACATCTGCGCGTATTTCTTCATCGTCTCGCGGATGATCGGCGAGCCGTCTGGCCACTGCGATATTTGCAGCATCTTCATCGGGTCTTCGACATCGGTTACGTCGACCGTAGAGCCGTTGACCAACTGTGCGATCATGCGCTTGTGCTTGCGCATGCGCCAGTACTCGACGACTCGCACGTCGTTCGCACTGATCCAGCCTGTCATGCGGAGATCGCCACGCATATTGTAGTCCATAGGCGGATCGCTTGGGCGAGCCCACGGCCAACTCTGGTAAAAATCTTGGAGGCTGAGAAGATCGACGAGGAAGCAGCGCGTGGCGTCCGCGCCGGTGGGGTCGGTGAGGTTGCGGTCCCAAACCACGGACAGATGATCCATGATCGGGTTGAACTTGATGTCCTGCTCGCCGCGCGCGCTGTCCTCGGCATATTCGAGATCGACCTTGAAGTTGCCGATGCCGCACGTCACGGAGCCCGCGAGCGAAGTGTCATAAGCCAGTTCGGCGTTCGAGACCTTCTGGATATTTCGGATCAGCCCCTCGCGAACCTGCGCGACGCCGACCTGCCCGCCGGTGTCGGCGGCGATCTTGATGTCTGTTTCGTTGAGGCGACGCGAACCGAGAATTTGGGCGACGAAGGCCGGTAGCCGATTGATTGTCATGACCGGCTTCTTCTGCGCCTGCCGGCGGGCCACAACGTTGTCATCCCACTGCTGACCGACGAAGAACTGTAGGTCTTCGAGCGCCGCGTCGCGGTTGAGTCGGTCCGCCCCCACGTCGTCGGCGAACATCGCCCTCATTTCCATCAAAAATTCGGCTTCGTTCTCGTAGCCTTCCGGCACGTCGAACTTCGGGGCCTCGGCGTTTGGATCGCCCGAGGTCCTGCCGTAGATTTGATACTTGCTCGCCATGTCAGCCCATCCAACTGTCAGGACTCACAGCCGCCTCGTAGTAGACGTTTTCGCCCCTGCGAGCGGGCTTCAACTCCCCGTAGACCGCCTTGGGGGCGGGTTCGGACCACGTTGGAATATATTCAAGCGAGGCGAATGTCAAAACCACCGCGTCCGACAGGTCGGTCGACCGCACGCCGCGGTTCGCCATGTCCTTTTTGGCTTCGAGGTAAAAATCATTATTTAGCTGTGGTTTCTCGCGCGGCGCTGTGACATCGGCTTCGAGCGCGTCGTCGTCGGGGATGCTCGCCCCCTCGGGCAGCCCAAGCCAGTCCCGGAGCCTCTGATACATCTCCGCCCGCCGGTTCGCCGGGCCGGGCATGTTGGGGTAGGCCAGCTTGAACTCGCTCTTGGCCCCGAAGTTGACCGCGCGCACGCACTCGGTGAAGCGCGGGCCGGAGGCTTGCAGCATCGTGATTAGGTCGACGCCGATGTTGCCGGCGTCGATGTAGACTCGCGCCGGCTGGTCGCGCTCGATGATCGACTTGACCCACGCGAACGATTCCAGAATATCGATCTTCGTGCGGTGCTCTAGCTTCTCGACGACCATGCCGCGACGCCACGCTATCGCGAATCTGTCCCCGCCACCGCTCGCCGGGTCGATGCCGATCACGAGAGGACCTGTGCCACGGTCGCGTCGGTTCTTTCGGGCGCGCAGCACGAGCCCCGGTTGAATGAAGCGGCGGTCGTCGCTCGCTGACGACCACGCTTCCTGAATCGAAGCTGGGTACTCGCGACGGAACAGCGCGGGGTCGCGAAGTTCGCGCAGCTTCATGCGACGCCACGCCATCTGCGGCGCGGTCAGTCCGTAGACCGAGGCGTACTCCGCTTCCGAAATTTCGCCCTCAAGTTGCGCGTCGTCCAGTTGAAAGTCGTCGCCGGTCGGCTGCTGATACTCGGGGCTGAGATACCACGGGATGAACACGGCCATGTAGCCATCGCCGCGCTCGGCGATCGCGTCGTTGAACCGTTCGTAGAACTCGCCGCTCGGCCCGGCCGAAGTGCTCTCAAGCATGACCTCAGTGTTGTCGGCGTGAGGAACCGCCTGCACGGACGCGGAGAAGTGGTCTTTGGCGTTCTGCCAGAACGCGACTTCGGAGCCGTGAAACAGCGTGATCGCCTTGCCACGTCCGACGCCGCGCGCGCCAGCCGTCGCAACCACGTAGGAAGATTCGAGCTTGTCGAACTCAAGCTCGCGGGTATTCTGCACGCCGATATGAGGCGCGAGCGGATTCGACTTGTGATAGCGATCCACCATCCCGAACAGGGTGTCGGACGACGACTGCTCGTGCGACAGGATGAAAACATTGACGCCTCGGTTGAGAGACGCGCGTTGGTAGTAGCGCGCGGCGATGTAGGTCGAGAGCCCCTGCTGACGCCCCTTGAGGAACAACGCGCGCACGCGCCCTGTCGTCGCGCGCTGCGTCTCGACTCGCATGTGCGCATACTTCTGCGCCGAGTTGAGTTCGAGCTTGACGAACTGTCCGGCCTTCGTGCGGACGACCAGACACGAGCTTGAGAACTCCGGCAGGCCCGCGGGATCGCGCAGCCGGGCTAGACGTGACAAATCCTCTGGCTGACTCACGATACGACCTTGGCATGCTCACCGGCGTCGAGCCGTGCCAGCAAGTCCTCGACCGAAGCGGTGGGCGTCAGACTCTCGACGGCGGTCGGTCGAGTCGCGCCCTTAGCCCAAATCTTGATGAGGAACTCCCCGTAGTTGTCGTCGTTCTTTTCGATCCACGCAGCCGCGCGCTCGAATCCGCCCGTGTGGTGGAACAGGGCGTCGATCATCGTCGCCCGGTGGCGACCGCTCATGAAGGGCAGTAGATCGCCGCCGGGCAACTGCGTAGGCAGTTCCCACTTGCTCATGCGGTATTTTGGTCTTTCGTGAGGAACTTTGTCAAGGCGGCGTAGGCGTCGTCGGGCGACCCTTCGTTGAGGATCGTGAAGTCCTCGACCCCTACACCACGCTCGCTGGCGTGAGTGACCGGCAAGTGGACCCTGCTGTTGTGAACTCGCACAATCACGCCGCCGAGAGCCCGCACAGACGAGACTTCGTTGACGAACCGACAATCGTCGACCACGACGGGTCCGGCCTTAACAAGCTCCCTCGCCTCCTTCTCCCATATACCCGACCAAATGTCCTGATTGATGCACATACAGCCCCACTCGGTGCCGAGAGTCTGCATCGCGTGGCGTAAGGACACGCCGCCCAACAGCGGGTGCGGCGCTTCCTTGTCCCCCGTAAAATCATCATGCGAGATGCCGAGTTCGCCGAGCATACGCCTGATCGGAGCCGCGAACGACGTGCGAGTGAACCCAAGCTCCTTTTCGAGCCTCTTGGCGAGCGTGGTCTTCCCGGCACCGGCGCGGCCGGTGAGCGCGACGAGACGAATCATGCGAGTTCCTTCTTCCAGTAAATCGAGTGCTCGAAAGCCCAAGGCTCGACCGGATCGTAAACACGGAATCCTGTGGCGATCAAGGAGTTGGCCGACGCGGGGTTAAAGCTCGTGTCAGTCACCAACACCTTGATGCCTACGCGCCTAGCGTATCGCTCTCGGGCTCGAATGAGACGCTTCTGCAACCCGCGCCCTCGGTGCGCGTTAAGCACGCCGGACCGGTTAAGGTAGGCCCAGTTCACCATCTTAGGCAGGTAGCGCATCCCGCCGAACGCGACATACTTCGGACCGTCAGTCACGACAAACCAGACGCCCTCATGTGGAATGATCGGCGGCGCGCTGGTGCCGAACACGTCCTCGTGAAGGTCGACGAGATAGGTCCGGTCGAATGGGTCCACGCCCGGCGAGATACGTTTGAGCCTGTAGCTCACGGCGACCTCGGGACGCTTATCGTATGGCGCATGTGCTCGCCGCTATCGCAGTGATGTGTCACGGCGGTCATCGAGCGCCCACTGACGTAGCCTTCGCCTGCGTGCCATGCGTCTTTCGCCGCGAGCGTCTGGAATGTCTCGAAGATCATGCCGGCGACTTCGCTGACGCGCTTCGATTTGTGGTGGACGTGACCTCCGTAGCCGTAGCGGAACTGCGTCGCGCCCCAGATGTCGGGCCGGATCGCTGCGGCAATGCCGGGCATCTGGTCTGGCTTGGCCATGTCGCCGTGCGTGGCGCAAAGCATGACTTGGCCGTGCTGGAAAAACCAGAATCGGCCCGGATCGTCGTCGACCTTCACCCGCTTTTCGTTCCGAAAATATGCCTTCAAGGCCATCGTCAGCGCGAGCGCGCTGTAGGGGTCATGGTTCCCCGGCAGATTCCGCAAAACGACGCGATCGTGCTTGGAGAGCGCCTGAATCACGCTCTCGGCGAGCAACTGCGACCCGACGTTGAGCACTTTGGCGTAGCGCGTGTCGACGTCGAGCGGATTCCCGCTCTTTTCGGTCCGATTCGACGAATTGTCCGCGTGCAGGAAGTCGCCGAGGTTGAGCACGACGCCGACTTCGGACTCCGGCGATCGCGCCACGAGTTCGGCCATCGTCTCGCGCAGCAACTTGGTCGCGATTTTAAGGTCGTAGTCGTCGCCCGTCTCCCGGCCCCACGCCGCAAGGCCCAAATGGTGATCGGCGATCGGGTAGACCGTCAGAAGATCGCCCCGCTTGTCCTTCGGCCGCGCCACGGCCGGGGCCAGCGGCTCGAAGTCGGCGAACGCCGCCCTGACGGCTTCGATCGCAGCGATCTCCGGCGCGCCCTCGGACGTCTTGACCCACTGCTGAACTGTCCGCCCGTCGGGGTCCACGAGCGCCGAAACGCCCTTGACCCGATGCCCATCGGGGACCTCGAACTCCTCGCCCGGCGCTCGGGTTTGCTTGACCCACTCGCCGCCCTCAGCGCGGCTCGCGACCGATTTGACCTCGAAGCCGGGCATGACGGGGGCGAAACCGGCCCGGCCCTCGCGCGCCGCGGCGCGCGAGGGCCGGGCCGGTTTCGCCCCCGTCATGCCCGGCTTCGAGGTCAAATCGG